GTTTCAGGATCAGTAAAAGTAAGATATTTTAGAACAGCATTAAAAGCATAAAAAAGCAGTAAAAGGGAGTCATATCAATGGCAACAGTAAATAAAAACTTTAGAATTAAAAATGGGCTTATCGTTGAAGGTGGCACCGCTACCGTTGGTGGTTTTGGTGTATTAACAAAAGCCCAAGCAGACCAAGACTACATTGTAAGTCTTATTGGTGGTACAGCGACCTCAGCTAACGAAGCTAACAAGGTTGTAAAGCGTGACGCCAATGGAAACTTTGCTGCAGGAACAATTACTGCAACATTTGTTGGTAACGTAACAGGTACTGTTTCAAGCCTTTCAAATCATGACACGGACGACCTTGCAGAGGGTTCAAACCTTTACTTTACAAATGCTCGTGCACTTTCAGCAACAGCAGCAGCATACGATGCAGCAGGATCAGCAGCAGGAGCTCAATCAGCAGCCATTTCAGCAGCAGCATCAGATGCTACAACAAAGGCCAACGCAGCACAGTCAGCAGCTATCTCAGCAGCAGCAACAGATGCTACTACAAAAGCTAACGCAGCTCAAGCAGCAGCAGAAGCAACTGCAGCATCAGATGCAACATCTAAGGCTAACGCAGCCCAAGCAGCAGCAGAAGCAACTGCAGCAGGAGACGCTACTACAAAGGCTAACGCAGCCCAAGCAGCAGCTATCTCAGCAGCAGCAGCAGACGCTACTACAAAGGCAGCAACAGCTAAGTCAGAAGCAATCTCAGCAGCAGCAGCAGACGCTACTACAAAGGCAGACGCAGCTCAAGCAGCAGCAATTTCAGCAGCAGCAACAGCAGCAGGCTCAGCAATTTCAAGTGCAATTTCAACAGAAGTTACAAATCGAAATACAGCAATTGCAAATGCTGTAGATAATCTTGTTGATGGCGCTCCAGCACTTCTTAACACATTAAATGAATTAGCAGCAGCTATTAACGACGATGCTAATTATACAACAACTATTACAACAGCTTTAGGAACAAAAGCACCACTTGCTTCACCAGCACTTACTGGTACACCTACAGCACCTACTGCAGAAGCAGATACCAATACAACTCAGATTGCAACTACAGCATTTGCTAAAGGTGAAGCAGACGCAGCTCAAGCAGCAGCAGAAGCAACTGCAGCATCAGATGCAACATCTAAGGCTAACGCAGCTCAAGCAGCAGCAGAAGCAACTGCAGCAGGAGACGCTACTACAAAGGCTAACGCAGCCCAAGCAGCAGCTATCTCAGCAGCAGCAACAGACGCTACTACAAAGGCTAACGCAGCCCAAGCAGCAGCTATCTCAGCAGCAGCAACAGACGCTACTACAAAGGCTAACGCAGCCCAAGCAGCAGCTATCTCAGCAGCAGCATCAGATGCAACATCTAAGGCTAACGCAGCTCAAGCAGCAGCAGAAGCAACTGCAGCAGCAGCTAATACAGCACAGCAAGATGGAACTACAGCATTTACAGCAATTAATTACAACTCTGTTGCAAAGCAAGTTGCAGCAACAACTGGAAACATTGCAGTAGCAGCAGAAACAACAGCTATCGCTTGGGCAGCAGCAGATTACAGAAGCGCTAAGCTTGTAGTTAAGGTAAAGAACGGTGTTCATACACAGGTATCAGACCTAGTAGTAACACTAGACACTGCAAATAACGTAGCAGTTTCTGAATATGGAATTACATATTCAAACGGAACAGAGTTGGCTGCAGTCACAGCAGATTATTCTGGATCAGATGTAAGAATTAGAGTAACACCAGCAAACGCTAACACAGAAGTTGTCGTTGTTGGAACACTAATTAAATAATTTAATAAAGGTTTTGGGGGGTTCCTTAAAAATCCCCCACAAAAACAATTAGGGGATATGTGAACTTAAATGGCAACAGTAGATAAGAATTTTAAAGTAAAGAATGGACTCAATGTCGCAGGAACTGCCACATTTGGGTCTAATGTCGTTTTAGGCGAAACACCCCTTAGATTTGATACAGCAACAAATAAACTACAAATTCAGCTAAACGGAACATGGGTTCCAATAGCTTTTAATTCAGAAATTCCAGATCAAAGTACACAGGTGAGTTTTATGGATATTGGACTAGCTATTGATTATAATGGCCAGCCAATATATACAGTACAAGGAAACGGAGTTGTTCCTGAAGCAACAAGCAAATTCCTAGATGGAGGGTCACCGTCTTCTACAGATGCTGACGTTTCAATGGTTTTTGACTCTGGAGTTATATCTTAAAGCATTAAGTGATACAATAAGCAGTATAAATAAAACATATAAGGGGTAAAAAAATGGCAACAGTAAGATTGCAGTTAAGAAGAGGTCTAGCAGATGATTGGTTTGATGCTAACCCAACACTAGCAGCTGGAGAAATTGGTATTGAGACAGATACTAATACTTTTAAATTTGGAGATGGAAACACTCCTTGGAATTCACTTGAATATGCTCTCTCAGGCACAGTAGATGACTATATTCCTCTAAGCACAAAGGCACAAGCAGGCGGAGTTGCTTCACTTGATAATTCTGGCTTTGTTCCAGTATCTCAACTGCCACCCCTTGCAAAGGTTACTGTTAGTGCAGTTGCAAACTCAGCAGCGAGACTAGCTCTTACAGCAGAGGCTGGAGATATTGCAATTCAAGCAGACAACGGACAGTCATATGTTCTTGCATCATCACCAGCATCAACAGATGGAAACTGGCGAGCACTAGTTGGTTCAGAAGCTGTTGTAGATACAGTAGAGTCAGCATTAATTGCTGGAATAGGATTAGACAAGACTTATGACGATGCATCTGGAACAATTACAATTGATATTGATTCAACAGTTGCAACTAAGACATATGCTGATCAAGCGGTATCAGCAGAAGCAGCATTTAGAGTATCAGGCGACTCAGGTTCAGTATCAACTGCAGCAGCAGATGCTACAGCTAAAGCTAACGCAGCTCAAGCAGCAGCAGCATCAGCACTTTCAGCACACAATGCTGTAACAACAAACGTTCACGGAATTGAAGATACAAGCATACTTGTAACAACAACAGGAACACAAACTCTTCTTTCAAAATCTCTTACATCTCCACAGATGACAGGAGTTCCAGTTGCTCCAACAGCAACTGCTGGTACAGACACTACTCAAGTTGCAACAACAGCATTCGTACAAGATGCAATTGAGTTGGTAGTTGGCGCAGCTCCAGCAGCACTAAATACTTTAGCAGAAATCGCAACATCACTAGCTAATAATGCAGATTTATCTGGAACACTAACATCATCTATTTCTGGAAAAGTTGCAAAATCTGGAGACACTATGTCTGGTGTACTAGACATGGGTTCAAACAAGATCACATCTTTATCTACTCCAACAGCAAATTCTGATGCATCAACAAAAGCTTATGTTGATTCAGAAATTACAAGAGTTGGCTCTGGAATATTGCAAGAGCACAATGCTGTAACAACAAGTGTTCATGGAATTACAAATACAGCAAATTTAGTATACACTAATGATGCAAGACTAACAGACTCAAGAAATCCAATTGATAATTCTGTAGCAACAGCATCACTACAAAATGATTCCGTAACACTTGCTAAAATTGCAGATAGTGCAGTAACAACTGCTAAAATTAACAATAGCGCAGTTACATCTGATAAAATTGCAGATGGTTCAGTTACAACTGCAAAAATTGCAGATGGTGCAGTTACAGCTGCAAAAATTGCAGCAGGAGCAGTAGAAACCGTAAACCTTGCAGATCTATCTGTAACAACAAGCAAGATTGAAAACAATGGAGTAACAACATCTAAAGTTTTAGATGGCTCAATTACTGTTGATAAATTGTCAGCAGATTCTGTAACAACATTAAAAATATCTGATCTTTCAGTAACAAATTCAAAACTTGCTGAAAATGCAGTAACAGAAGGCAAAATATCTGGTGCATCTGTAACAACTTCAAAAATTGCAGATGATGCAGTTACAACTGCAAAGATTGCAGATTCAAATATTACTACTGCTAAAATTAACAATGATGCAGTAACATCTGACAAAATTGCATCACTTGCTGTAACAGCTGACAAAATTGGATCACTTGCTGTAACAGAAGGAAAGATTGCAGATTCAGCAGTTACAACAGGTAAAATTGCAAACGGAACAATTGTTGATGCAGATGTAAATTCAGCCGCAGCAATTGCTCAGTCAAAGATTGACGGCCTTGGAGCAGCACTTGATGCTAAGCTAGCATCTGCAACAGCAGCATCAACATACGCACCAATTGATTCACCAACATTTACTGGAACAGTTGCTGGTGTTACAAAAGCACACGTAGGCCTTGCAAATGTTGATAATACATCAGATGCATCAAAGCCAGTATCCACAGCACAGGCAACAGCAATTGCTACAGCCAAATCAGAAGCAATTGCAGATGCAACAGCTCAGGTAAATGCAGTAATTGCATCTGCCCCAGCAGCACTAAACACTCTTGATGAGCTTGCAGCAGCACTTGGTGATGATGCAAACTTTGCAACAACAGTTACAACTAGTCTTTCATCTAAGGCTCCAATAGCTTCTCCAACATTTACTGGAACAGTAACAGTTGCAGCAGCAGGAGTAGCATTTACAGATAAAACACAGACACGGGCTGGTGTGCCATCTCTTACAACAATAGCATCAGCAATTTCATCAAACACAACACTTGATGCACTTGGTACTGACGCTGCAGTAAGAGACTCCCTAATTCCACTATCAGGAGCCGTAGGAATAACATTTGAAGCTACAGGAAATGCTAAATATTCAATCGGTTCTTCTATAAGCTTCTATCAGTCATCTGGAACAGGTGCAAACTTTATTGAAAGCGGAATTACAATTCTATCTACACCAGGTAGAATTCTTAGAACAACAAATTCATCAGTCACAGCAACAAAGGTCGCAGCAACAACTTGGTTGTTAGCTGGAGACTTGAGATAATAGGAAATAGGGGATAAAAAATGTCAAAGAATATAGGTAGAAGAGCATCTGCTCAGGATAACTTTACTGGTCCAGGACCAGTAACTAATCTGACGGCCACAAATGTACCAGCAGGACGTGCATTTAATAATGGTAGAATTGATCTGTCTTGGACAAATCCTACATCTGCTAACACTCCAGATGGATATAAAGTTTTTAGAGGTGGAGTAGAAATTGCAACTGTTGCACATCCGACAAACACTTTTTCTAATACTGGATTAACTTCAGCCACTCTATTTTCATATACCGTTAAGTCTTATGACGCTTACGGAACATCTGTAGATTCAAATACAGCTACAGCTACAGCTACAACAATTCCAGCAGATATGGTTGCTCCAACTGCAACAGCTGGTGTTAACGAAGACACTATAACTTGGTCAGCTCCAGCAACTGGTGGATCTAATATAACACTTTACAGATGGACATCAACTGATTCAAAAACTGGAACATTCCCTGCAGGTACTACATCAGGAGTAATTACACAAGAAGCAAACACATCGCAAAGCTATCAGATTAGAGCAGAAAATGATAATGGAGCAGCTACAAATTACTCAGCATTTTCAAGTAACGTAACAACACAGGCACCAGCCTTCTTCGGTCCGCCTGCATTCTTTGCTCCGCCAGGATTCTTTGGCCCACCTTCATTCTTTGCTCCGCCAGGATTCTTTGGCCCACCCTCATTCTTTGCTCCGCCAGGATTCTTTGGACCTCCAGGATTCTTCGGTCCTCCAGGATTCTTCGGTCCTCCAGGATTCTTCGGTCCTCCAGGATTCTTTGGACCTCCAGGATTCTTCGGTCCTCCAGGATTTGGCGGGTATACCCCAAAGAGCGTTGGAGTAAATACTCTTATAAGAACCGTTGATGGGCTAGTTACTAGCGGACAGCTAGAAATTGGAGATCAAGTTTTATCTCTTTCAATACCTGGGATACCAGATAACTTTAGAGAGCTAAACTCAAACAATCAGTATGGAATTTATTCAGACTACATTTTTTCTGAAGAAAGTATAAATAATGCCGTAGAAGCTGTATCAACAGTTGTAGGTAAAGAGCTACATACATCAGAAGGTGCTGTTGCAATAAATGGAGACATTTACTCTGTAACACACTGGATCTTAATTAAAAGAAATGGTGAAATTAAAACTGTAAACGTTACAGACGTACTTGAATCTGATCTAATATATAACTATCAGACCAAAGACTTTGTTGCCATTGAAACTTTTGAGATCAATAATGAAATAGCTATTCAGGTATATTCTATTAACACAGAGCCAATAGACTTTTATTTCACAGAAAATGGATTAACATTTGACGCACACGCTGTAACAGCGGAACTACCTGGACTAATCGGAGATCCAGATGGACCAGGACCACTTTAAGACAAGTCTTGAAATTCATAGCACTTGATGCTGAAAAGGAGATAGTAAAACCTATCTCCTATCAGTCTTTCCCAGAAGACTTATATCGAGAAGGAGTTTGGGGGCATTTTGCCTTTATAGAAGATTCCGAAATAAACATAAGGGTAATTTGCTCTGCCTATAATTCAGATAGATATAAGCCAGGAACGGTTGTTGTTTCGAATAAAGTATTTAATGAGTTTCCTATTGCTCAAAGCTCATGGAGTATGGATAATAATATAAACAGGATGTACGTTGATCCATTTTATAGAAGTAAAAAAATAGCTACATATAGTGTTATAACTAACGACATGCTTGCACAAAAGCTTGGTCATGAAATATGGTCCGAGATATATTCTTCTAAAAACTCTGGAGGAACCGTAGCTGGAGATCAATTATACAATAAAATTTATGACCTAGGCTTTGAAGAAAAAAAAGTAAAAATTGATTTAAATGATATTTACTCGTATAGAAATTTTTCTTACCCAGTAAACTATATAGACAAAAGGATTGTTTATGATGAAACAGCTATCTAGCAAAACAAATTTTATTAAAAAAGAAGTAGACTTTAAATTTAATTTTGATAACGTCAAGGATACTGTTTATAAAAAAGATGAATTGTATAGGGTAGAAAATGGCGAGCTTGTAAAGTATGATGAGGTATATTTTCATTCAAAAAATATTTTTTCAACATATTCTACGGAAGTTTATAATTTATATTTAAATATATCAAAGGTTTTACAAGAGGCCTGCAAAGAATATGAAATAGCTAAAGATTTTCAAAAGTATATGATATATGGAAAAGTTGTTGAGTATGGAGAAAAAACAAATACTCTATGGTATGATTTCCCAGGAATAGATAAGCCACAAATGCATGGATTTTTTCTATTTAATAATAAATATAACGTTTCTTTTAAAAATAAAGATATTATACAATCTATAGAGGTGGATAAAAATACAATAATTTTAAATAAACCTACAGATCTAATAAATATAAAGACAGATAAAGAGTGCGCTGCAATAGAGTTTTACATTTTTCCCAATAAAATGCTAAAGCATAATGAGCCAGGCGTATGGATTCCAATTTTGTAACAAAAATGATACAATATATAAAAAGGAGATAAAATGTTACTACAGCCAGAATACTTAGCAACAGGGATAGTTGTGTATAGAAATGCATTTAGCCCTGAAAAAAAATATATAGAAAGACTTGAAAATGCATTAGGGTCAGAAAGCAATACAACGCATAGTTGGAATGAAGCCTACACTGGATATGGTTCTAAAAACTTAAAGTATAGAGATTGTGTAGATTATAAGATAAAGTATAATAGCGATAATTCCATAACAACACATTCAAGAAATATAAAAGAGTCGGAGCAAAACGAGTTAGATAAAGACTTGATTAGTATTTGGCAAGATGCATATGATGAACAACTTCCTTGTGTAGATCAATATAGACAAATGTTTAATCTTGCACCACTAAAATACTGGGAAGCAATGAATTTTATTAGATATAATGAAGGCCAACATTTCCAAGTTCACTCTGATCATGGATACTCTTACACATGTGTTCTATCCTTAGTTGGTTACTTAAATGATGACTACGAAGGTGGAGAGCTTCATTTTGATAAACTAAATCTAACAATAAAGCCCAAAGCTGGAGACCTATATCTATTCCCGTCTTCATATGTTTATTCTCATGCTGCTATGCCAGTAACAAAGGGCACTAAGTACTCTGTGGTTACAATGCTTGACTATCTTGAAACAGCGCATACCCCAGAATATCGTGCAATAGAAAAACAATATTCTACAAACTTGTTATAATAGTAATTAGTAAATGCCTAAGATAACATTTCATTCCAATAGAGTATATAACAAAAGCAAAGATGTGCTTGGTCCTAGTCCTGCTAAAAAAGAAGTTCCAGAATGGTTTTCTGAATCAAGCAGATACTGGTTTCCAGAGTCAAAAGATTCTCTTTCCTTTAAGGCATGCCCAGCACTTGTAGATGTTTTTGTATCTGGGTATATGCTCAAAACACCATGCGACATATACTTTGCCAAAGATTCTTCAGGTACAACTGTTCAGGTTACAGAACCAGGTTATGAAGATTTTTGTGGAGCTCGTCCAGACATGGTTGGGTTTCCAAAACCACATGGATTTGATAAACATTTTCACTGGTACCCAAATTGGATGCCAGGATTAGATCCAGGATATAGCGCTCTTTATGTTAGCCCAATGAATCGATTTGATCTTCCATTCATTACTATTTCTGGTATAATTGATAACGACAGGATGAATACCCCTGGGCTTATGCCATTTTTTCTTAAAGATGGGTTTGAAGGTTTAGTTCCGAAAGGCACACCGTTTGTTCAAATTTTTCCTTTTAAGAGAGAAGAGTGGGACTCAGAAGAAAAAATGTATACTATTGAAGAGATTTATGATAGGCATAACTATCAGGCAAATATGTTTAGGGTGCCAGAAGGCGGAGCATATAAGAAAAAAATTTGGTCCAGGAAGAGGTATGACTAAAAATGAAACATGACACAAGTAATAACATAGCAAACTTTAATGCTAAATCGATAACCCCATCTGGATTTTTTGGTAAATCTGAAAAAAATATTGTAGAAGTAGAAAATTTTTTAAACGAAGAAGAAATAAAAATAATGATGGAGTTTTCAGAAAACAATTCATCATTTGATAAAACAGAAACAGAATACAATGAAAATGGAACACTTATATACCAGTCAGATGTTTGGGTAAATAGAGTTGTAACTGGAGACTCATTTGGAGATAGCAATCAGCATGTTCTGGATTTGCTTTTAGATCTAAGGTCTAGATTTCAAAAAATAATTGAGTCTTTTTTTAATGTAGAGGTTATTCCTACTGGTCCAGCATGTGTCAGGTGGCCAGTTGGAGCCAGACAGGAACCTCATGCAGACAAAGAACTTCATGAGGGCCCAGACAAAGGCACACCCAACGCATTCCCTTGGTATGACCTAGGAACTGTATTTTATTATAACGATAACTATGTTGGTGGAGAACTTTATTTTCCACTTCAAGGAATAGAGTTTAAGCCTAAAGCTGGGGCAGCTTATTTTTTCCCAGGTGACATGAATTATATACATGGGGTAAGGCCAATTGTTTCTGGTTGCAGATACACATCTCCATTTTTCTGGACAATAAAAACATTGCCAGAAAAGTATGACGGACCGAAGGATTTTGTGAGAAATGATTATATCTAAATATAAAGACGATTGTTTTACAATAGACGAGTTTTTAACAAAAAATGAATGTGATTCAATAATTGCGTATCTGGAGTACCTTGTTGATAATAATATATTAGAGTGGAATCAGATATCATTTTATGACTCTTTCGCTATGGGCTTTTGGCCATATGATCCAACACTTGAACACTTTGGGTTACCTCAAAATTATTTCCATGACATTCTAAAAGAAAAAATTAAAAAAGCTTGCGAGTATGTTCTAGAAAAAGAAGTTTCTGAGGTTAGCTATCATGCACAAAAATGGACAGATGGAGCGTTTGCAACATTTCATTCTGACAATTCAGACGAACACGGAAATCCGTCAGAGTTTGAAAGAAGTAAATATGCTGCTTTTATATATTTAAATGAAAACTTTGAAGGTGGATTTTTAAACTTTAGAGATCATGATATAACTGTAGTTCCAAAAATTGGAAGAATTGCAATATTTGCTGGGGGGTACAAGAATGAGCATGAGGTTACAAAGGTGCACGGCGGAACAAGATACACTATTGGATCTTTCTGGGATAATGCAGATGCAGTTTATACAGAAGAGCAAGTTTTAGAAAGAGAAGAACGGTTAAAAAAGACTAGAGCTGAGCAAGATATAACTTATGCTACATGGCAAAAAGAAAAAGAAATGGGTATTGTGCCTGACTATATTGGAAAGAATGGTGAGAAGTGAACAAGATTGAGATATATCCTAGAGTAATCGTTTATAAAAATGTTTTACCAGATTGGGAAAAGTATTTAAATCTTCTTAAGCGCTCTGAAACAGAAAACGCTAAGTATTTTTTTGAAGAGTGGTCAGATTGGTACGGTCTTGGAACAATGATGAATCTACCAATGAAAAATAGATATATGGCTTATGAGCTAACATCTGAAGATGAATATGAGTTACTGCAAAAACAGTTTCTAGAAGATCTTACAGAAGCATACTACAAGTGTACGGAAGATTATGTAATATCTAACCAAATATCTTTACCAAATTGGGCAAACAACGGAATTTCAATATGTAAGTATTTTGTCTCAGAAGACTATAAAGATATGGCTATGTCTTATCACACGGACTACAGAGGATTTGATTCAGAGTCTCCAGGTAAAAAATATGCTATAACTTGTACAATTTATTTAAACGATGATTATGAAGGCGGAGGTCTATCGTTTCTGCAGGAAGAAACTGGAGATGTTATTGACTACAAGCCCGAGGCTGGAGATATTGTTGTTTTCCCATCTGGAAATCCAATAACTGGAACATCTAATTATTTTCATGGTGTCGACAAAGTAGGCGGCAAGGAAAAATACTTTATAAGATGTTTTTGGTCTTATGATTTTCCTGGAACAGCAGAGTGGCATAGTAATTCAGAAAAGTACGGTAAAGAAGAATGGGAAGCAATGGAAACAGAAAGAATGAAAAAAGAAATAAAATCTGGAATGTGGCATAAGTATATAGTCAACCCAGGTGAAAAAGATCCAGAGCATACCCAGCAAACTCCATTTTTTAGAAAAAACAGATGGAGAGTTCGATGAAGATAACAAAACTAGAAGATAAAATATTTTATTATGAAAATTTAATAGACGATCCAGAAAAATTTATAGATGATATTTCTATTCCAGATAGAGTGGATAGAAATTTTCAAATTTCAAAGTGGGATGAATGGAAGTCAAGCGATAGCGATTTAGTTTATGGAAATAGCAAATCTGGATCATTTTCTAACATTAACTTTTCAACTCAAGAAGATATATCTATATCCTTAAGAGCAATGCAAACAAAGTTTATATCAGACATAGTTTTTGCAAACTATATAATGGAAACTAAACATCCTCATTTAAAGCTACCCGATTATTTTAATATCAGAAAGTATAACGTAGGGGCAGACATGGGAGAGCATGCAGATTCTAGCGATACAACTGATATGTATCATCCTTTAGTTTCTGGAGTTTTATACATAAACGATGATTATGAAGGCGGCGAGTTGTCTTTTTCACAGCAAGGAATAACAATAAAGCCTTCTGCTGGAAGCCTGATTGTCTTCCCATCATATGAACCCTACTACCACAGGCCTTTGCCAGTAAAAAGCGGAGTAAAATATATGATTCCATTTTTTTGGTATCCTGTAGAAACAGAATGGGTAAATAAAAAATGATGTACCCTTATGTTGTTGTTGGGACAAATTCTCTTTATTTTATAAAATCGATTAATGAACCAATATACTTAATAGATTTTATAGAAAAAATAAATTCGCTAGATGAATCTTTCCCTGTTATATCTAAATGGGAAAACGAGGAAGACAAGCTTTTTAAAAAGACCGTTCATCTAGACGCACAAGATATATCAAATCAAAAAGTTTTGCAAAAAACTTTATACATAAAGAATAGTTTTTTGTCTAATATAAACTTTTGTAAAAATCTTTATGCAGAGGCAATGGGATTAGATTGTGGCCCAGTAAGTGATTTATCAATATATAAAAAAATGCCTGGGTATATTGAAAATAATTTAAAAAAAGAAAAAACGGAAAATCTTATAAATGTTTATGTTATTTTAAATTCAGATCCAGATTCCAGACCCTTTTGCCTAGATAAAGAAAAGGAGCTATACATAAGACCAGAGCCTGCTAGCATATTCATGATACCAGACAGCCTGGACCAGATTGTTGGACAAAATATAACTAGTATTACTTACTATGCAAAAGCTTCCTTTTTGATTAATCCTAGAGAGTTCTATAATTCCGAATCTGCTTTAAATCTAGATACTTCCGAATATAAAATCAATTAGGATATAATGTAAATATGTCCTACTACCTAGATATAATCAAAGATTCACCAATTGGCTTTTGGAAGCTAGACGAGCTATCTGGTAATATTGCCTATGATTTTTCTGGTTGTGGAAATAATGGATCTTATGTCGGACAAATATCTAAACTTGGAATGCCAATTGTTTTGGGAGGAGATCATTCAAATAAAATTGATAGCTCAAATTATATACAATTTACAATATCAAAAGATTTTTCTGGAACAAATGGAACTGGTGGCTTTGCAACTTTAGATACTTACGACAACGATTTTTCCCTTGAGGCATGGATACATCCAAAAACACTTACAGGGCTAACTCCAATTTTAGCAGACTCGGCTGGTATTGGATTATACTGGGACAACGGAAATGTTGTTTTTAAATTAGAATCTGAAAGAATTGACTATTCGGTTCCAAATCCAAATAGAGTTATTCATATTGTCGGAGTTTATTCTACAAGATTAATGAGCCTTTATGTAGACGGAAAAGTTGTTCAAACCAAACCACTATCTAGCAAGTTTACAAATACAAGCGTAACTCTTATGTCTGGCCCAGCAAGCTCAGGAGAATATTTTTTAATTGATAGCCCAGCTATTTATAGATATGCTTTATCTAGCTCTTCCATACTATCACATTACAATCAATTGTTTTCAAATAATGAGGAGCAGATTTCTGTGCCAGATTTTGGACAGTTATTTTTAGTTTCAGAAAAATACTATAATGCAGAAGGAAGGTATTACTATCCAGAAACGGAAAGCTGGAGATCTTTAACATACAATAATAGTAATTTATCTTATGATGAAAGAAATAATAGTGTTTATTTAAGTTCTGGCACTCAAGGAGAAATTTTAGAAGAAATAGTATTGAATACTACAAAGCCCTATGTGTCTTCTAAAATAAACTGGGTTGCATCAACTGGAGTTTCTATTTATGTTTCAGAAATATCTGATGCTGGTCCGTGGACTATTTGTACAAATGGATCTTCTATACCAGGGTTTACAGAAGGATCTAGCTTTTCTTCAAGAAAAGTTTTATATTTTAAAATTCAGTTTAATTCTTCAGACCTAGACAAATATAAGCCAGAGTTGTATTCGTTACGAATTTATTTTTATACTGAGAAAAAAATGTCTGCCCATAATGGTGGAAACACTATTTCTACATCACAACCATTGTCTGGCTCATCCTGGGATATTGATTTTTCAACCAACAGCTACCCAGTAAGATCTAGAAATTATCATAATGGTGCTAGGGCAAAATCTTCAGCAATACTTGTTAGCCTAGCAGAAGAAGTAAAAAGCATAGAGATGATATTTACTCCAAAATCATTATCCAGCGGACATATTCTTTTTAATAAAACTGGCCTTGTAGAAACACAACTTGCTTGGGCATCTAACGGATCAATTTCTAAATCAAATATTTCTAGCATATATATAAATGGACAGGATGCAACATCTGCAACAAATATATCTTCTTATCTTTATATAGATGAGCCAAACTATATATTTATAACGGCATCATCTTTAATTTCTGGAGACCTGTGGCTTAATGGTAAAGAGATTTTAGGGGTTAGGTCTGGGGTACTAGATGATAATTTGTATCAAAATATTGCCACGTATTTAAGCTCTACTATAAGCCCAGAAGAACACTATAATCTTTATATCGGTAAGCCTTCAGCGATAGGCCAAGGTTCGTCTATAAGCATGACAGAAGAGCCAGTATCAACATACTCTAGAGACAGAGTTGTGTTCCAAATAATATAATTTTGTCAGGCTGAGTGACAAAAGCTGGACTTATGTATACAAGAATGGTAAAATAATTAACTATGGACATTAAAAGAATTAACGCTCAAATGAAGTCTGGAGAAACCAGGCTTGGAGTGTATGTCTGGGAAATGCCTGATGGAAGATGGGTCGGAGACGAAGACAATAACTTTTTGTCTATATCGTCCATGATTGGAAACAAAGAAAGAATTGCTTTGCTTGCAACAGCCGTGGCACACTATGGGATCGATGTTGGCCAACCTAAGTTTATTGAGGGAAGCCGACAAATTGATGATGAAGAGTTTGAGTATCAAAAGCAAAGATTAAGATGGGGCCTAACTCCAGATCCACTGGACATCGGTGTTCACAAGGAAGAAATGGCTAGACTAAATGGTGGTAAAAAATGATTGAATACGATGAAGATACAGTTCAAGATAATGTAGAAATATCTAATGTTGCAGATTGGATGAGATTTAATAATCCCACAACACAAAAATCTGACGATCTGTTTGATATAGATGCCGAAGAGATATTAAAGCTTTCAGGACTTGGAGCTTCATTTAGAAGAAAAGTGTCTAGAGACCTACAAAAAGCTTTTACTGGTAAAGATGGTGCCGTAACCCAGCAGCTTCAACACCAACAGGCAGTTAGCGGATACGCCACGTTTGATCTAATTCAGCCAGAGTATAACTTAGATTATCTTTCAACAATTTATGAAATTTCACCTTACAACTATGCAGCAATAAATGCAAAAGTTGCTAACATTGTAGGACTAGGGTTTGACTTTATTGAATCAAAAAAAACCACAGATACCCTAGAAGATATAGAAGACGATAAGCAGCTAGAAAGAGCACGTAAAAAGTTAAATAGGATTAAGCAAGACCTACACCGTTGGCTAGAGGATTGCAACGAAGATGAAACATTTAAAGAAACTCTTGTAAAGTTCTACACTGACATAGAGGCTACTGGTAATGGCTATCTGGAGGTCGGTAGAACAACGACTGGTAAGATAGGGTACATCGGTCATATACCTTCAAAGACAATGCGTGTAAGACGCCTTAGAGACGGTTTTATACAGCTTCTTTATGGCAAAGCTGTTTTCTTTAGAAATTTTGGAGACACAGAAACCGTAAACCCAATTGCTGGTCAAGAAGACAGACCTAACGAGATTATTCATTTAAAGAAGTACACTCCAAAGAATAATTACTATGGAATCCCAGACATTATTGCTGCACAAAACGCTATGGCTGGAAATGAATTTGCTGGTAAATACAACCTTGACTATTTTGAAAATAAGGCGGTTCCAAGATATATTATTACAGTAAAGGGAGCAAAGCTTTCTACAGAATCAGAAAGAAAATTGCTTGAGTTTTTTCAGGTAGGATTAAGAGGAAAGAACCACAGATCACTATATATTCCGCTTCCTCCAGATTCTCCAGATTCAAAAACTGAATTTAAGATGGAGCCAATTGAGGCGGGCTCGCAAGAGTCTTCATTTAATATATATCGCCAATCCAATAGAGATGAAATATTAATGGCTCACAGAGTCCCAATTAATAAAATTGGCACACCAGCAGGAATCAACCTTGCCGCAGCCAGAGATGCAGATAAGACATTTAAAGAGCAGGTTTGCAGACCAGCCCAAGAAAATCTAGAAAAGAAATTAAATAAAATTATTCAAGAAATGACCGATGCTCTAGAACTTAGATTTAATGAATTGAGTCTTACAGATGCAGATACCCAGTCAAAGATTGATGAAAGATATCTTAGATTCCAAGTAATAACTCCAAATGAAATTAGAGTTAGAATGGGAATGGTTCCAAGAGATGGTGGGGATGTCCCAGTAGATCTTGCAGCCCAAGCCGCCGAAATTAAGGCTCAGGCCAACCAAAGCAGAGCACGTGACCAAGAAAGATCTGCAAATTCTCCAGATAAATCTGGGGAGGGTAGAAATGCAAAAGGAGATGGAAGACAAGTCAACTAGTCCTACTCAACTAGTTATTTGCCTTTTGATACAACAATCTCTATAATATATAACATATGATCATAGAAAAGTCACATTGGTCTTCTAATGGAAATGCTATTAATTTATCAGTTCCATTTACGAAGGTCAATAGAGAAAAAAGAACAGTCTCAGGATTCGCAACATTAGATAACCTGGATCAGACTGGTGATGTCGTTACTCAAGAAGCTAGCATGAAAGCATTTGAAAGCTTTAGAGGTAATCTAAGAGAAATGCATCAACCACTTGCAGTTGGCAAGGTAGCATCTTTTAGACCAGAAACTTTTTATGATCCTGCAACAAAAGAATTTTACAACGGTGTTTATGTTGATGCATACATTTCTAAGGGCGCTCAAGATACTTGGGAAAAGGTACTAGACGGAACACTAACAGGATTTTCTATCGGCGGAAAGATTATTGAATCAGATAACGAAGTAAACAAATCAACAGGAGCATCAGTAAGGTTTATTAAAGACTATGCACTAGTTGAACTATCAATCGTTGATTCACCAGCAAATGAACTATGTAACATTTTATCTATTGAAAAAGTAAATGGACAAATGATTTTTAAAGGCATCGCAGCAGATGTTAAAATGGAAAATATTTTTTATTGTGCAGAAAGCGATTCTGTATTTATGTCAACAGAATCAGAATACATA